CTCCTATATTTTTTGCTATGAAGATCATTATACGCTTGTTAAGACAGAAGTTATAAATGCCTGCGATAAATCATTTGGGTAAAATGTTGGCGAAAATTGACCTGTAGTCCCTGTTATTAAGTTTCCAGAAAGATCGCTCATCACAAATCCCCTAAGTCTAGGTAACATATTTTTATCTACTGCTTGATCAACATTAGGATAAAATAAATTATCAGGTACATATTTTGCTCCAGGAGTAGTTCTAACTATCTCAAGTAAATTTGCCCAGTCAACCTTCATAGTCCTCGAGTCCCAGAAGCGAAAGTCAAGATACTTTGAGATGTTGATCTGAGCTTGCTTTCTAAAGTCATCAACGTTTACATTATTCAATAATGAAATACGAAATGAGATGTCAACAGGCTGCCAATTAATATTTGATAGAACAATACCATAAGACTGAGAGCCAAAGTTCTTCTGTTGACTTAGTCCAAAGAACTGGTTGCCTTGATCTAAGATTGTGTCAAGCTCGGAAGCATTTAAGTCAATGCCATTCTGAGTTACTATGGCAATTTTGATCCTTCCTTTAGAGTCATGACCTTGATAAAATATTCTAAGCACATTGTTATTGATGCTCATAAACACCTGCTCTAACATTGCAAGAGTTGAGGTTGCTAATACGTTAGAGCCTTGCTTAATTCTTTGCTGGAATGTTTCATCATCTTCAGCGTCTCTGCCTCCAGTGCATATATATTCATTGATCACATACTGATGTCCAGTAGGTTGAGGATTCACAGAGTCTATCCTTCCTGAGTCTATGTTTGTCTTAACTCCTGTGTCAATAGATCTTACTTTTACGTATTCAAAGCCAAATGCTCCAATAGTAACATCGTTTTCTAAAGAGAACTGTAAACCATCTTTTGAACCAAATATCTGAGTGTTTGCTAAGTAAGTTGTTCCAGTGATGCCAACAAGTCGTAGATATGTGCTTGAACCACTAGCTCCAAACCTTGGAGAGATGCCAAAGAGTTCAGCTGAGAGATCTAAGTTTGAGCCATAACTGTTGTCGGGAAATAATTGTGATAATGCTAAAAAAACATCGATTTCTGCTTTGATGGATATTTTTGCTACTCCGTCTGCTATTGCATCTAAGATACTATGATCACTTACTTTGCTAACATTATTAGTGTTATTTAAAAGTGTTTTTAAAAAGATTAAAGCTCTTTCTTTTTGATTGCTAGGTGAGATATTTAGTGACATGTTAATTTGATAAATTGTGTTTAAACTCTGAGATCTCTCCAAGAACAGAAGTTACGACAAATATAATATAAATTCCGTCAGACTGTCTTGATATTGATGTCACTAAGAAGCTTTTTATCGTATCATCTGTACTAAAGTTAGCAGACATCTGCCTTAGTATTACGGGAATGCTTAAGGTAGCAACATTATTTCCTGCTGCATTCTTATCTATACCTTTGCTTGCATCATAAGGATCGTCACCTACTTGTAGACTACTTAAGATCAAGATGCTCTGCTTATAAGTGTCAATGTAAGATAGTGCAAGTAGGTCATCATTAACAAATTGCAGCTTCTGAGCTATGTCAATTCCTAAGATGTTGTCACCATTAATGTTATCTACAACAGAGTTGATAAATAGTTGGCCAGATGTAGAGAAAGTGACTGCCAGTAGGTTCCCACCATCTAAATCGTAATCTTCTTCCCTTAAATTATTTCTTAATTTCGTTTTAATCCAATCATTTTGATAATTTTCACTTTTCAACACGTTTTGATTAAACTTCTCTAACGTATTTCCTTGTCTTAAGCCAATGTTAACCTCAATGCTTGAGCTATATGAAGTGTTTGTCTTAGGACTTCGTAACCACTTTGAGATGCTATTTACAGTCATTAGTGTAGAGTCGATGTCCTCAATCTGAGAAAGCAAGTCCCAGTACTTTAAGTTGTTAAGTCTATTCTTTGCATGAGTAAACAAAGAAAATAAGTTATCTTTTCTCTTCAGTAGGTCCTGTAAGCTTTTAAAAGATGATGCTTGGATAGTAGTGGTTGTGCCGCTAAAGTAGTCTACAAGATAGTTGTAGTCGCTCTGCATGAAGCTAGTGAAGTCACTATAGTACTGAGAGACATCGAAGCCAGTTATGCTTTGAAAGTCGTCCAGTGTATTTTTATCTAAGCTCATTAGTGATAGACATTTGTTGTTGAGATCTGACCTACTACATTATTTAATGTCTTCTGGATCTGCGAGAAAGCAAATAGCTTTAGATTAGAATTAACTCCATCATCTCTTATCTGAGATAGCTCAGCTAATGTTTGAAACTGAATGTTGTAGCTCCAGATCATGTTTTTATCTAAGCTACTCTGAAATGTTGGTTGACCTATGCACTTCACAAGGTAGACTCTACCAAAGTTTAAGTTGTATAGATACATGAAGTAAGGTTGCCCATACTGATCAAGCTGGTTAGACTTCTTGATGATCTTTTCTAATAACTTTATTACGCCATAGCCAGTTTTAATAGTTTGATCAAAAATATTATCTCTTTTTAAGTTATGGCCTTCACTAAAGTTATATGCAGCAAAATCTACAAATGAAGCTCCAACTAATATTTTAAACTTTCTACCAAAGTCTCCAGCTAAGTTAATTACCGATGGCATAAATGTTTCTGTAGATGTAGTACTTATGCCGCCAGCAGTTTTTTTAATATTAAGAATTTGATTTTCAGATTCGCTAATTGAAGATGGATTAAGTGGAAATAATAAATAGTCAGCAGTTTTATTCTGAGAGTCGACTAACTCCAGTGCTGTGATGTAGCACTCGATCTCTGAAGGATAAAGAGATGACAAAACTCCTCGACCTATGGTTGAGAGAGAGCTAACAAATCTATTTTTTACTGATTCTACTGACATAGTACAAATTTAATCATTTTAACTTAACGTTCCAGGACTTGTTGTAGCTCCTACTAAAGGGCCTGCTACTGTTACTACTATTCCGGGATTTACAGTAGCAGTTAATATAGCATCATGAATTACTGTAGCTAAGTTATCAGCAAAGTCTTTCATAGCTTTATCTGGATCATCCTGCTTATTAGCTGAAGATGCTTTCATAAAAGCATAGATCTGATTCTTTATTGTTTCTTTAACTACTGCCATATTAATCTGTAAAACTAAATGTTGATATTATCTTTTCAGTACTTTGCTTTAATTGTTCAATCTGAGTTGCATTCATTAAAGGCATTACCCCCATAGCTGTTGTTACAGTTGACTGAGCTACTTGATCTATGAAGTCATCAAACATCTTCTTGCATTTCTTTCCTAGAGTTATTCCTTCTGATTTATCCTTTCCTTTTCCTAGTGTAACTTTAGTTGCTGAATTTATCTGAATATCACCTGAAGTATCTATATTGAATAAGCCTTTCACATTCAAGCTTGCCTTAGCTGACTTGTTCTTGTTAGTTATGTTGATCAATAACTCGCCACTATCTTCTCCGCCATCTACTGTGATGTTGATCTTACCTTCTTTAGCATTTCCACTTATCTCAATATTGTTAGATATTTGTTTGCCACCAACTAGCTGAGAGAACTTTCTATTTAGCGAAAACTCATTTTCATTTATGCTAAATACTTCATTGCTCTTCTGAATCACTCCTTGAACAATAACAAGATTAGAGTGAGGTATGTTAGTCCAGAACACACAGCTACCTAAGTTATCCTTAGTGTCTGGAAAGACTATGTCATTCCATACGTGTTTCAAAACGGGTACATTCTCAATGAAACCACCATTATCTAAAGCAATTGTGACACACCCTTTTAAAGTACAGTCCAATATATACTTATCTCTTGGAGCATTGTCTTTAGCGGCTATGATAACATAGCCTACTCCAGCTGAACTCCTAAAGCCATTCTCCTGTGTTGAGCAGTATTCTGTTAGATAGTCTCTCATTAGATAAATTGCTTTCCTTTTAAGAAGAAGTTAAACACATCAACATTTGTCTTCCACTTTGATGTCATTTCAATCCCAGACTTTACTGTAAAGTTATCAGTAAATAAGTTCTTATCAACTGGAGTATCTATGAGGTTGAAGTAGCTAAAATTTATAAGACCATTAGTAGGAGTTATGATGTTGACTCCTGTGATATACTTCTCAACCATCACTCTATCAATATGAATAGTTGTAGTCCTTGTGATACTATTTAGATTAAAAGAAGCTTCATGAGATACAGACTCAACAAAGCCAATCTCACCTGTTGAAACTATCCTAACAAGAGTTCCTCTCTTTATCCTTCTATTTCCATTTGCTATTGTGATTGTGCCTCTTCTCACAAAAGGTAGATATGCATTAGACTCAATCATATACTGTAGGTCAAGTATTCCCTGCTCTAGCATGTAGGCGTGTGACTGATCATTGCTGCCATTTTTAAATGGAACAAATGGAATATAGTTAGTAGATAAGTCTAGCGGCCTGCTTCCAAATAGATCTGCGTACTCTTTAAAGAACACTGCTTTTAAAACGGCGAATGCCATTTCTGACCCACCGCCTATGTTAGCCATTGGATTTATATGATACCAGCTAAAAGCTTCAGCTCCATACTGTAGGTTATCTTCAAGTATGTCAGCATCTTCTATGTTAACGCCTATCAGATCGTCACCAGATACTCCAGGTTGAGGCAAGCCTTTCTCATTTAGTGTTACACCACTTAACAGAGATGTAAAGCCAGACTTATCAAAAGGTGGCTTCCTTACAGTCAGATAATACTGATCGCCAACTGTGTCTCCGAAGAATTCTACGAATGGCTCTTGACACACTTTATGGATAGCATTTATCAAGCTTCCATGCTCATTGCCTATTGAGCTGTCAGCTAGCAACCTATCTTGTATTGAAGAGTCTATCACTAACTTTATGATCTGCCAGATTCCTTTTAAAGGAACTTCTGATGCTTGAGTAGCGTTAAGCTGCTGATCTTTTTGGTTGCTTCTCTCTGTCATCTGAAGATAGCTAGTGATGCAAGTTTGAAAGCAACTAATAGTAGCAAGAGTTGGCTCTTTGCCAGGATTTGATTTAGACCAAGTTGTCTTAGCAAAACCTCTAGCATATAAAGCAACTAAAGTACCATCTGAGCTTGTAGAACCATCTAAAAAATAATCTGGTATTTCATAGTCTTTAAGATCTTCAAAAGCGTTCCAGTGATCACTTGCTAACTTTTGAAAGCTATTAGCTTTCTTTAGAAAGCTTTTTATTAAGCCATATAAAAAATCACAAGCATTATCTTCCGCTATGTTGTCTGCTAATGTTAGCTTACTATCAGCTCTACAGCTTTTAATAGTTCCTAGCATAGTTTGATGAGAAGTCTCATTTGCATCATCATTTGTCTGCTGTATAGCATTTAACTGATCATCGACTAACTTATAGAATAAAGTTCTTCTATCGTTGTTTCCATTTACCTGATATATCTCTGGAATTGACTGACCTTTATTTTCATAGCTACTAAACAAAGTGTCAGAGCAGATCTTAATGTTGCCTAGACAATTCATGACAAACTGAAGCACAACATCTATCCGCTTAAAGCCAATTGAGAACCTATTCAGCATCTGACCATCAAACCGTTTTACTCTAGTGTCAGCATTTTTGTTTGCATTAGAGAAGATACCTCCTTGAATAAAATCAAATGGGTAGAAGTAAACTCCGTCTTCTATGAAGAGCTTCATTAGATCTCTACCAGCTACGTTGATTGTAATGTCATTGTTAGCAAAGTTTTCTTGGATAGTGTTGACATCAATCAGACCAATCATGTCAAAGTTCTTAAACTGAAGCTCTTTCTTATAGATGTCAAAGGTATGAATGTTTGTTAACCTATCTGACTCAGACTTTAAAGTCTCAAAGCGAATGAACACTAGGTCATTTTCTTGTAGGATGTTATGAAAGTAAAAGTTCTTTCTCTGCTGCTGTGAGTCTTTTATATGCTGATGAGAAACATACTCATTAGTCTTTGTCTCCTTTACCGTTGACTTGTCTATCTCCCACTTATCTTCACTATCATTATAGGTAGCTATGATTGAGTCTAGAGAAAAGTTAAAGTGACCTCCATCATGACCTACCTCAGTAGTTAGGTGACTTATGTAAGGAGTTACATCGATCAGCATGTCTCCATAAGTAATCTCATCACGATCAGCTTTACTGTTTAAAGCTTTTGACCAGATCCACACAGAGATGTGACTAAACATCTCTTTGTATGAACCTAGCGACTGCTTCTTTGACTCAGCTGTTCGTATGTTGTCTGGGTTAGTATAGAAGTACTTTAATGCATTAGCCATAAATGCATTTGAGTCAACAGAGCTTATTGTGTCACCAAATAATGAGATTGCATCGCGATCTATTGCATAAAAAGGTATTAGAACAGTAGTGCCAAACTTTATTGGAAAGTTCTCATAGTCAACTCTTACTGCTGGGAACTCAGCTGCTTCATCAATTGAGTACTGTGAGATGATCCTATCAAGGTTTGTCAAGCCATCCTGCTCATCATCTGCTTTGTAGTCTACAAACTCAGTTGAGGCATTATTTCTAGTGATAGCTAATAGTGGAGGCTGTAGTTTTCCAAAACCTGTGATGAATGAGCCTTTGTTAAATAACAGGTCAGCTACCGTCTTGATTGAAGAGTTCTTGATAGGATAAGCAAAGTATGTCTTGTCTGTAAGAGCCATTAATAACTTATCTTTTGTGAGATGTGATACTTTAAGTCTTTTATCTGAGGGATGATAAGATAGTCGTCTTCGATAATAATTGAATATGAAAGATCTAATTGCTTTATTTCATTAGTAATATTGTTACTAGTAAGTATATAATTTTTTCTATAGATAAAGTCAGCATCACACACAATAGTATGATTCTCATAGATAGCATTATCAATCTTATAGACAATATCTCCTTTTTGATATAGAGAGCCTTCTGGAATTGAAGGTAAATTGTTACAGCTAATTAAAGTTATAAATGACGCTAAAATCGTAAGTAGTTTTTTCATATTTACTTTTTTTTATTTTTATGAGCAGATTTTCCACCTGTTACCGGCGGTACTATAGTTTTTAAATAATCATTAGCTGCTTTAATTTCTGCTGCTGATTCCTTTAGTGCATCAGCAACAACTTTTGCTTTTGCTGCAACATCTTGCATCTGATCTGCCATCTCATTTGATTTTACTGCAAATTTGTCAGCAGGTGAGCCAGGTTGCTTCTCAAGTGTCTCAGTTGGAGTATTAACTCCAACATCATAGTCAGGATCTACAATAAAGCCATGAGAGATAGTAGCACTTGCTTTCTTAGTGTCAGGATCTCTTATATTTTTTATCTGCTCTCCAGTTTTTCTTCTTGAATTATTTTTAGAACTAATATTTTTTAATGTTCCACTTTTATATGTGTTATACAGTTGTCTTGCTCCTTGCCAAGTAGAAGCGTAACGTCCCGACTTAAGTTCAATTATTATTGCATTAGCATCTCCACCATACTGTTGACTTATCTGGTCAAAGATAGCCTGAGTCATTCCATTATCAGCTGAAGTTCCAATCTGCTCCTGCTTCTCCATAAGCTCTTCGTATGATAAGCCTGGGTTATTCTCACTTAGCATTGCAAACCTTTGAGCCTGCTGAAATTGATTAGCTGGATTAACTGCTGCATTTCTAAATGTGCTCATCATCCCTTCTCTCGTCTCAGCGTTTTGAAATAGTGATTGACCTCCAGACTGCCAAGCTTTTGTCATAGCTAAGTCTCCACCATGATCTATGTGACCAAGGACATTTAGGTGTTGCTTGCCAAGGCTAACTAACTCCTCCATGTTTTCATTTAACTTAGCTTGGCTTCCACCCATAGTTCCTAAAACTAGCTCAGAGAGATCTTTTGTATTACCATTGGCACCATACCTTGACTGTCTCTCTACTGAAGAGATGCTACCTTGATCCAAGCCTAGCACTTTATTTGCATATATAGAGTTGTACATTTCGTCAGTAGTTGCTTTTCTGCCTCTCATTCTTGAAGCACTAGCTCTTCCAGCCTCAGCTTCAGCATCACCAACTCCTAAGTCAGCTAGTCTTGCTGCTTCAGAGCTACTATATAAAAAACTTTCTTCGCCAGTAGTAGCAGCAGTTCTATAACCACCTTCTTCAAAAGCACTAAGTTCAGCTCTCTGACGTCTTAAGCCAGGAATATTTTGTGCATAAGAAAGTCCTGACCCAACAAATGGCATACTTTCTGTTCTTTCCCAACCATATTCTTCAAATGTCTTAGCTGAAGCGCCTGTTCTTTGCTTGCCTAAAGTGCTATAGCTAAGTATGTCCGCAGCTTCTTCTATAATTTTGCCGCCTAAGTTAATGCCTAAACCAGCTGCTAATACGGTCATGGCACCTTTTATAAAAGAGTTATCAGATTTATCCTTACTTTCTCCATCATCAGGTGGAGGACCATCAGGTGGGCCACCGCCGCCTCCAGGTCTAATGTTTGAGCCATCATTTCTTTTAAAACGTTTTTCATTGATAGATTCTATATGCTCAAGTCTTTTTGCTTGATGAGCCTCTCTACCAAGAAAGCCAAGTGGGCCTTGCATTGCTTTATGAGCCTCCTCATCATCTTTCATGTGATGAGTGAGAGTCTCTTTGTGCTGGATCTTATCATTATTTAAGATCTCAAGCAGTATCTTCTCTATGTTGCCAACATTAGCATTTGGATCAACGCTTTTTATACCACCAGCAGCATATCTATGAATTGTCTCTTTATTAAAGTCTCCTTCACTTTTAAAGAACTTTGACTCAATGTTTGGAATTATCTTTGCACTAATTGAGGAGTTGTCTTTAGTTATCCTAGCTATCCTCTCAAGCAAAGTGATCCTATCTGCTAGCAGCTTATTTTCTTTCTCATTAAGAAGAGTTGATTCTTTTAAACCTTTAGCATTAGCTGAGTGCATATCAACTAATCCACGCTTTATAGTTCCAGAGGTGTTGGAAACACTATCCTTACCAATAAATTCTATTGTTTTACCTATGTCAGCCATGTTATATTTTCAAATTATCAAACAAGTTATCAAATTCCTTCTCTCCGAGTTCGCTTGCTTTAAGCCATTCTCCAGTCTTATTATACTTTTCTAAGTTTTCTTTCTCTTTAAGATATTGTTTGCTATGTAGCTCATAAAGTTTGTCTTCTCTAATGTCTAAAAAAATATCAATCTGCGATGTCTCTCTGTGTTGCTTGCTTCCAAATGCTATGTTGTGTTTCTTCCTCCACTGTCTATCTAGTGGAAATTGATTATTAAACCAGATAAGTAGCTCATCAGGTGACATTTACTTTTCATCTTTTGGTGCTTCAACTTGCTCATCATCTGAATTTAAGAAGTCCATCCACGATTGAACCCATGGAAATATCTCTTTCAAATAGATCTGCAATAGATACTTGCTATCTTCAACTTTTAGTTCAGAGATAGTTTTCACATTCATATCTTTTTTTAAGCTTGGAATCAATACAGTTAGCGTTGCTATACAGTCTACCATAAATCTAGAGTAGTTGCTACTTACTGTTCCTGCATTTGATAACTCATTATACTGCCCTCTAGATAATTGAGTTTTTAACAACTCAACTTCGAGAAGTTGACCTGTATTGAAGAACTCACAATCATAACTATTATCCTTGATCTTAAACGTCTTCTTACGATCAGGCATTTTTTTAGGTTCAGCTTTTGTTTCTTGATTTTCCATGTTTTTAGTTTTTATAAAAGTAATAAAATTTTATCTTAGATACTAATTGTTTATAAATAAAAAGGCCTCCACTTTTGGAAGCCCTTTATCTTCTTATTGCTAAGAAGGCGATGCTCAAATTTTTTATATTTTGTTTTTACTTATAGTAACACTACTGGGTTAAGATATTTAAAAGATTGATCGCGACCTGCTATGTTACTCTCCGAAATATTTACTGAGTCACTTTCAATAAACATTCCACTCAACGTAGCATAAACCGGAGCGTCCGGAGAGATAATTCCATTGACAATAGTTCCTTGAACTTTCTTGTAGATGTCTAAAGAAAGTCCTACGGAATCTAAAACCGCCTGGTCTTCAAAGTTAACTGCGTTATTTCCACTAGCAATCTGAGAGAAGATACTTGCTGCTCCAAAGATGTTTCTCTTTAAAGCATCCGTAAGACCTGACTTTCCAAAGCTGATCTCCATGAAAGAACATGAAACAGAACCATTAAATTTCACAAGGGCAAATTCGTCATCAAAGATAGATCCTAATCCCTTAGAAACTTCTACCCTGCGATATGTCTCATTGATCCTAATGTCCCGCATTTTTCCCACAACTATTCCATTTGACTTTATAATAGCTAAAGCTCCAGTCAAGGTAAATTTGTCTATCTGTGCCATGTTATTTTTTTATTAATTAATATCTATCGCTGTGCCTGTGAAGAACAAAAAGCTTATCTCAGTGTTTGCAACGAATTTGTATGAGATGAAATATGCATCTGCCTGCCTTGTCACTAACACATCCTGAAAGCTTAAGATCAGGTTATCCTTCGTAGGCTCTGCCTGTAGCTGCTGCAGCTTCTTCTTAGTCCATTGCTGCATGTCAGTCTCAGAGAGAGTGTTTCTATTTGTGCCATCAGGGTTCTTTAAGATCTCTTTCTTAGCATCAATGATCAGTGTCTTGTTGATCTGGTGTGCTATGCGATAGAACTGCTTAGAGTGAGTTGTGCCATCATCATTTAACAAGTAAGTGTTTGCCTGCAGTGAATTAACTCCTTTAAGAAACTCAAAGTTTCCATCGTCAGAAATGATGACTAACAGACCTCCATTAAGAGCTTTTGTCTGTTCTGTGTCATTCATTGTGTGAGTAAGACCATCTACTGAGATGTTCTTAAATGTTAGTGGAATCTGTGGAGCAAGACCTGCCTCTCTACCACAATCATTTGCCATTGTGTAGTAAGAGTCATATACATTAAAGCCTTGGTTGTTGCTCTTGTTGATCTTTGCTCCCCCATGAACAATAGTAACCTGCTGTGAGTTATAATATGCAGCATCTGCAAGTGAGGTGCTTAAGTCAGCAGCTAAGGTGCCTGAAGCGATGTAGACCTGAGGCTTAAACTTTTGAGTGTTGATTGCAAAGTTAACAATGTCCTTGTTGTTCTGCACCTGCGAGTTAGCTCCATAGTTGTCGCAGATGATGAAGTCAATGTTCATCTTCTTAGCTACTTCAAATACTGTTTGAAGTGCTGCGTTTGAGTATACCTCTGTTCCACCAGAAGCAAGAGTATAGTTCACATAGTCAGCTAAGGTAGTAGCGTCTATCACATCGTGAGTAGGTAGTGCACTTCCAGTAGCATCATATCTAAAGTAAAAGTTAAAGTCAGGATTTGTCTTCATCCAAGCTACTAAAGCAGCAGTTGTATTAAATTCAGGTGATTGAAGTAAAAGTTGAGCTACTGAACTTGCTTCTGCTATCCCGCCAATAGGACTTCCATTCTGATCAAGTCCTTTAAATGAGCCACGATAAAAGTTCATGATCACCTTCGTAGCATCCATAACTCCAGCTACTAACTTGAATGCATATCCTTTAGATAGATCTCCATTTAAGCCATTCTTAACTCCATTACCAACTATGCCTTCGCTTCGTATTTGGATATTTATATGACCAATCATGCCAGCACTATCTGAAGCATCACCACCTACAGCAAAGCTCATTGCTGCTGGAGTAGTTGCTGCTGCTTTAATGTAAGTTATCTTAGAAACTCCAGGTGCATTGATGTTATTCTCAGTTAGTGGAGTAAAGAGAGGATCAGCTAATAGATACCAGATTCCTCTCTCAGTAAAGTTTTTAAAGTCACTCGGGTTATCAAACTCATATTCTGCATCAGCTCCGTTTGTGTTAGTACCATTAACTCCAGCTCCGCCTCCAGCGCCTGCTCCACTTCCTGTATCTATCACTAGGCAATTTCCGTAAGATAAAGCTGCAGGAGGATTCTTTACTCCAGATTTTATTGAACTGTAAACCCCCGGCAGTACAATTATTTTTCCGTCAAAATTTTGCTGTGTGGCCATGGTGTAATATGATTAGATATACAAAAATAACTATTTTTTAAAGCACTATAAAAAGCATTAGATAAAACTTTTTTATCTCACTAATAACTAACGCTATCTGACTGATCAATCTCGGTATCCGCTATCGTATTTGGCTGCATGTCAAAGATCAGCTTAGTCACATAGTCAGTTGAGAATAAGTCTTCAACACTAATCTCATAAGCGAAACTAAGTGAGATGCTTCGCATGAAGATGTTTCGTGGCACTAACGATGAGTTGTTGTTAACATCTCCGCCTGAGATGACAATATGTTCAAGATGGGAGAGTTCGAAGTGCGATATTAAAGCAATGTCTAATGCTCTTAAAAAATGATATATAGCTATTACCTCGGTGCTATTGTCAGATGTAATGATGAATTGATAAGTAGTTTGAAATCTTCTTGTATAAATGGGCTTATATGTTTGCGATTCTTCATCAAAACAATCTTCTTTAAAACCTTGATCAATGCCTAACCCATTGGGACCGGAACTTTCACTTGGGAGTGTTATATGAATATGTGGTACTGCACATTTTTCAAGATTAAACCCGAGTGCAAAATCAAGTGAACGCGGGTCATCTAAATTTGTACAAATAATCTTCTTCAATTGAGTATATAGATCGTACTTTTCAATAGCTCCACTCCCATTAACTATACGATAAATAATTGTTTTAGTTTCATCTACATTATTTTTAAAGTCAGTTCTAACAATATTTAGAATTGCTTTTAACGTATTTAAAAAAATTATTTCAGGTACTATTAGCATTT